GTGTCATCGTAGGTAATTTTACCATATCGGACCTGAAATCGACCGGTGTTCACCACAGTGCTCCCCTTGGTTGCCGATTGTATCCGTAGGGTTGGTCTTGTGAGCACCTGCTTGGAAGTGTAGGTCATTCCCAACCACAGCGGTGTCCCGGATAAATCTCCAGGGATCGTTACTGTGTCGCCACTGAAGCTGACCTTTCCAACGGCGATATTCCGGGAAACATCTTCAGTCGTTCGGGTGAGGACCACGACTTCTGAGGTTGTGCCCGCAGGTTTGACGACAACATCATCGATATAAATGTGCAGCCCGCTCATGGTCCCGCCGTCCAGGGTGTTAGCCTTGATCAGCAAGTTCGTTGAGACGGCCACAAATTCCACGGTGAACGTCTGGTAAACCGTTGAGGGTGTTCCCACAAAGATATCTGTTTGAAGTGGATTGGTAGATTCGCCTTCAACCGACAACAGAATTTGACCGGTTTTGGTTCCATCGTGTTTAGTGGATACGGTCAATTCATACGTGCGCCCGATCTCCAGAATATTACGCTGAACGACATACGACAGATTAGCAGCGGTGAGGAATTCAAATTCGATACATCGACCTCCACCGACACCGGCGGTTGCATCTTGTTTGATCGTCGAAGGTGCATCTGGAAACAACACCCAATTGGTAAATACATCCCCACTCCCAAGGGCAAAGTCGCCGTTAGCTACCAGGTCGCCCCCAAGAGGCGTATAGGGGAGATCCATAGTGGTGTTGCCAGTAATAGCACTGTAGGCTATGCTGGTGCAATCAGCCTCGGTAACCCTACGATCTAGTCTAACTGTGATATTGCTGTCGTCATCCTTGAGCCCGTCTTCAAGGTTCATCTTCTCAAGGAATGTTCCATCAGTTCGGGTGATCACCATATAGGCTGTGCTTTCAATGATAAAAACATCCCGAAGAGTGGCTGAAGTTCCAAAATCAAAAGTAGACCACGAGGATTGTATCCGATCACCGCCCTCGACATTGTGCCACTTGTATACGTAGCAACCCGTGGGGAAGTTGTCCGTGAGCACAAACAGCATCGATTCAGCGTCTGAACCAACGATCTTGGTGACATTGCCCTTAATATACCGTGGGACGTGCCTGGTAAGATCCATCCCGGCAAACTGCGTCACTTGATTAACCGGAACATACTCTCGAATCCCACTGAATTCACCGCGATTAAACGCAAAGAATATGGCATCGCCAACGGTAACAGGAGCGACATCACCCAGATTGACATACTCGGTAGTCTGTGGGATCTGAACGGAAGCAGGAGTCAACAGCGGCTCTCCTGTAAGTGTAAACTGAGTCTGGTCGGACCAGAGCGTCATGGTTTCTGCCACTGCCGCTGCGGAATTCAGAATAGATACTTTAGTGTGACTGGTTCCCACATCAATGGGGTCCGCATCCAGCAGGGACAACACAGTGGTTCGGAAGAAGTTAAAGAATGTCCCGGCCTCACTCATAATTATATTCTCATCCGAAAGGAATCCCAGTCGGTTCCGATAGAATAATATATTACGAATTGAAATGCTTGTACCCTGGACGGCAGTAGCCATCGTAAAACCAGAATCACCTGCGGTTGCGTCGGTGCGCGGTCCCGAAGCGGCGTCAGTTACAGTTACCACAGATGCTGCGGCAGCCGCTGAAAATTGACTGTCAGCACCAATAGCCACGGCCAATTTTGTCGCAACTGTGGCAGCAGAATCACCAGTTACAATTGTGGTTACCTCCACCGCACGATCAGCCGCAGTGGCACCCGCTGGAATAGTGCTTCCCGAGTCATCGGTATCAAACCAGAAACCTACGCTACCGGCAGTGTCTTCCAGAAGAAAGTATTTGGTATTTAGGGAGTCACCCACATCAGCAACCGTGGTGATATTTGTTACTTCATGGTATCCAATAAAAGACGGGTCAGTGTTAGTAGTAGTGTCTCCTACAATCCTGTTAACCCAAGTAGCTGGTTTAAAAGTAAAGTCAGGGCCGTTACTGATGAGCAGATGTGGCATCTTGTCTTCATCAATGGTAGTCGTTGTTCCTGGTTCAATGGTCTCCTGCCAGGTGCCCTCTACAAATCGATTGGTAATACCAGGAGTATTCGTTACAAATTTTACCCAATAATCATCACCCTCATCTTCAGGATTACCAACAACTTTAATTGTGAAACCATCGTAGGCGTCTTTTGGGAGCTGAGAGAATGACTGAACTTCGTCTTTAAACCCAAACAACCCATCGGGAATGGTGCATTCCACCTCAAGACGAAAATCAGTGGAGTCCTTTCTTTTGATGTGTATTAAAGGCCCATCGACCGAAATATCATAATCATCATCCGCGTCAACTGCTCCACCGACTAATGCAGTATATATTAGAGTAGCTATGGCTCCCTGATTTTCCAGGTAATTAGTTGTAGTGCTCGTCGTGGTTTTGACTACAGTGTAAGAAGCAACCGAACTTGTCACATCATTATATAGTCTAACCGTGAATGTCGCCCCGTATTGGGTGAGTTTAACAAATACCAAACCCTCTGGATCACGCGCAGTAGACACAGTTGTGTCCATAACTGGGGTAACGGCACGATTGACGATAATTGTATGGTCAGCGATCGTAACAGCCTTCAGGTCCGTCTTTGGATCTGATGTGACCAAATATTCCTTTTGAGCGTCACTCAGTGCAGATCCAGCGTCGTTTTTTATGGTTATGGCTGTTCCGTCGAGATCGAAAATTTCAAGCTCAAGGTCTTCCTTGGTTTGACTGTCTCTAATGACTACAGCGTATTGCTCATTTAAATCCCTGTTTATCGAATACCACCAACTGTCTTCTCCGATAATGCCGGAATTATAAAGCTTCTTGATATGGTTTAGCGGGGGTCGTTTAGACAGTCCGTCCACAACTGATGAAACCTTGTTGATTTGCTCATCACATTGGCTGGGAAATCTAAGGTCGTCAGCCTGTTGGCTAACCCCGTTAATGAGATTAGGAACCGTTGTGGAGATTAGTGTTCCAGGCATCAGCTATAGCGTAAACGAGAGGCTCTACGCAGGGGTCGGGCAGCGTCATACTCGTTAAAGATGTTGTAATGGCCGGTCTCGGCTTCATGTCTTTTAAGAGCTGACCATGCGACCTGTTCGTCTTCTCGAGTGAAAACTTCGGTATCATCGGCATCCATAAACCGACGATAGAATTTCCGTGTTGCTCTCAGGGTGATTGCCCAACGGGCTGACTGGGGCAATTCAGTAAAATCTAGGAGATAAACAACTTTGGCCGTGAGGTCTTTTGTGAAGGCATAAGTTCGATTTTCAGCGTCGTAGAACTTTGCTCCTCGAATGACCGGACGCATGTCTTGGAAGTTTATCTGGTTAACCGTAAATCTAAGGACATTGGATGGTGCCTCAATTTCTCCATCCCCATCGCGGACAAACGGAACATCGTCTTCAGTATTGAAATTCCATCCCATGTCTTGAACTTCGCGGGTCTCCTCATCCAATAAGTTCTGTGCCACAGCAGCATCAGCAGTTGTGTTTTCCTCAAGAGTTGAAATTGGAGACTCCCCAATAGAACTCAACATGGTATTAACGGCGTCAAGAACTGTAGTTAATACTAGGGCCATAAAGTTATTTTTTTAAAAGTTAGGGGTTTTCTGTAACAAAAAGAAAAAAAGAGAGGCGGTAGGCTCTCTAAACAACGCGGGAACAACAACAACAACACACACGTGGGTGTATTGAAGAAAGTATAGAGTCGTTAAGAAACCTACCGCCTCTCGGGGTAGAAGTAATCGCAATAAATAATCAGCGTTGCTGACTTCTTGTTATGAAGCCTTGCTGATTTCCACGGCACTCTCCGGGCGGAGCGTCCCATGGCCCATTGCGTATTTTCCGACAAACAGCCAACCTTGACGTTCAATCTGATAAGCAGATTCAACAGCCAAATCAAGCAGCTTCGTGGTGCCAACAGCAGATTTCTGAAAAACCGTAGCAACAGTGTCGCTAAAGTCAGCAGTATAATCGTTGTTGTCACCAGTCACAGCAGCACTTAGATCCGTGGATGGAACGTGGTTGCTCTTGACCAGTTTAACACCGGCAATCCGCAGAACTTCACCGTCAGCATACGAACCGGCACCAGAGACATCACGATTGATGACCTTGGTCGATTCCTGCGCGAGCAGGTAGTAATACTTCGGGAGAAGCACGCAGTAGCGGTCTTCTTCGGGCACGTCCTTTTCATCCAGGGTCTGGGCAGCTTCGAAAATCGCAGCCGCCAAAACGGTCGCCGTGGTTGCCACGGTAGCGCCTTTACTCAGCTTTGATCCACCATTTCCACCGGTGATCGTCGCCGCCTCGCGGGCAGCCATTAGTACCTTTTGAATAAGGTTCTTATCAGCGGTATTGGATAAGGCTCGACCCATCTGAGTGGAGTACTCACCACGGACATCGTAGTGATTCATCGCCTCATCAAGGTTCGATACGAAGACAGGAGCCACAAGCAGATCATCGATATGGATGAGCCGCTCATTGTGCTTGACCTGGTTCAAATAGCCGTTGTCACCTTCAATAAGGGATTCGCCAGGAGTATGGTACGCAGCAGTAGCGGTGCCGACAGCGGGAAACGAAGCCGACTTACCTGATTTGATAGTCCGTACTCGGTGGAGGGGCATCATAACATTCACTTCCGCAAATGTTGCAAGAACCTCCCCGGCAAAAACTTTCAGGAAGAGCGTCTTCGCATCGCCAGAGGCGTTCACCTGGCCAATTCTAGAAGGAGCAGCATTGTTAGTAACAGCCATTGTAGTGTATAGGGGTTAAGGGTTTATATTGTCATTTGGTAACACAATTACAACAAACCACCACGATAGACTGCTCGTATGAACCAAAGGTTAGCCTTGTTATCCGGCGCACCGGGCAAAGGTTGGTACATCGTCAGTGGTGTAATCATAGGGGTCTCTTTGTGATTACCGAGAGTTGAAAAAGAAAGAGAGAGAGATTGTATTAGAATCAAGCGTTTTCAAGCGCACCCAGCCAGGCATCAATAGCCGTGGTGCCAGTAGCACTTGTAATCTCGAATCTAATTAGAGCTGTAGCCGCGACTTGAAAGTTCGCCTTGCCTTTAGCTGTAAAAGTTAAATCAGAATCATCAAACCACGTAGTTCCACCGTCGGGTGAAAACTGAATTTTGAGAGTAGCGGCGAATGTTCCTGATGCGAAAACCGAAAATATTTCTCCACTGGATTCAATGGATTCCGACTCAAAGGTAAGAGCACCTTGTTTAGTAATGGTGACTGTAAAGCCACTAGCCTGGGTTCCATCAGCACCATCCACTCGGACACCTTGCGATGCGTCAGTGATAGTAACCGTTGAATCTGAAGCCGTAGCACCGAATTTAGAATCCGCATTGACCACAGCGGCTAGTTTGGTGGCCACAGTTGATGCGGAATCTCCGGTGACAATCGTGGTTATTTCTACATCTCTATCCAGAGACGCCGATCCGGCTGGCTCCGAGGTGCCACTGTTGTCTACGTCGAACCAGAAGCCAACGGTCCCGGCATCATCACTCAC